CCCTCTTTAAAATGAGAAAATCTCATCTCCACCGAGGCCAGGCGACCCCCGTAAGGGAAAGCCCGGCCCCGGCTCGTCTAATGACTTATGTTAGACGAGCGCTGGGTAGCCACGTAGAGCTAGCACCAGAATACGTCTTTCGACGTATTTTTGTGCGCGTATTTCTACGCACGGTAAAAGGCTGCTGAGAAGAACTTCCTTTCAAAGCAGCTTTCATCACGGCTACATCGTAACCCTGCATACGGCGGACCAATAAATCAGGAACGCCGGTCCTTACAATCTCCAACCAACTCCAAGACATGACCTCACGGTCATATAAGGAGAAGGTAGAAGAGAGAAAGACCTCAAAAGAGACTTCTAGAGCGCCAGCAACGTCACCTTTATAAGGGCGAACGAAGCGGACTTCTAGAGGAATGAGACTCTCGAGGAATTCGAGATGCTCATAAAAGAAGGTTGCAGTAACCTCCTTAGCTCTAATGAGATTGCAGAACTTGATAACGTTCTCAACTGAATCGAGAGCATAATCAAGCGTGATGGGACGTACGTCCTTACCTTCAAACCAATCTGCACCACAAGACTCCCGGAATGGTCCCGTAAGAAAGGACTTACCCGGGTTGGCCCTAAAACCGCAAACTTTTAGAATTTCTAAAAGTTTAACGGCAGCGGATTGTCGTATGATTATGTCATCACCATACACAGAAAAATCGTGTATAAGTGATAACTCATCATAAACGGCCGCACAGAGCGACGCAAATAAAAGCGTCTCAAGTGGAAAGCAGAAGCCGTTACCCATCGAAACAAACTTGTGATAGGTAAATTCCTTACCTAAGAGCAAGTAGTTCCGACTCCGAGTCTGGTTCAAAAGATCGAACCAGTTGGGGGGTAACATGTAGCGACAGAACTCAAGACTAACGCTATCACTAGCGGAGCTTAAGTCGATCGTTACATATGGGTCTATCTGATTCGGAAGAGAGCCCTCACGGGCTAACCTCTGATTAACAGATTGATCGGACAAATCGATACCGACTCTCTTAAGGCGTTTCCGCATTAAAAGGTCGATACCTTT